CCAGAATATGATGAAAATTTAAAGAAAAGAAATAAAGGCACAAGAGGAAGGTAAATCAAAATGACTCTGTCAAATACTGCTACTCCTATATATTACGGCATGTTTAGAGATGCTGTAATACGTGGGGATATTCCTGTAAATCGGGAAATATCTATGGAGATGAATAGGATCGATGATCTTATTGCTAATCCAGGTGTGTGGTATGATGATCAGGCCATTAACGGATTTATAGCCTACTGTGAGAATGAGATGACTCTCACTGATGGGGGAAATCTTGAACTTCTTGACACGTTTAAATTATGGGCGGAACAAATTTTTGGATGGTATTACTTTGTTGAAAGAGAAGTATGGACACCTAATGAGGATGGGCATGGCGGACAGTATGTCAAAAAGTTGATTAAGAAACGTCTAATTAATAAGCAGTATCTTATTGTAGCGAGAGGCGCTGCGAAGTCTATGTATGCTAGCTGCATACAAAGTTATTACCTTAATATAGATGTTTCTACAACTCACCAAATCACCACAGCTCCAACGATGAAGCAATCCGAAGAAGTACTTTCTCCGATTCGAACTGCTATTACTCGTTCTAGAGGCCCTTTATTTAAATTTCTTACAGAAGGTTCTATTCAGAATACTACCGGTTCGAAAGCCAATCGACAGAAGTTAGCATCGACCAAAAAAGGAATTGAGAATTTCTTAACTGGTTCTCTTTTGGAGATAAGGCCGATGAGCATCAACAAACTTCAGGGTTTGCGATGTAAAATCGCCACGGTTGACGAATGGCTTTCTGGAGATATTCGTGAGGATGTTATAGGAGCTATTGAACAGGGAGCTTCTAAGCTAGATGATTGGTTGATAGTGGCTACAAGTTCTGAGGGAACTGTAAGAAACGGATCTGGTGATACTATCAAGATGGAATTGATGGACATTCTCAAAGGAGATTATATCAATCCGCACGTTTCGATTTGGTATTATAGGCTGGATGATGTACAAGAAGTTACAGATCCTGAGATGTGGGTTAAAGCTAATCCAAATCTTGGAAAAACCGTAACATATGAAACATATCAATTGGATGTAGAGAGAGCAGAGAATGCTCCGGCAGTCCGAAATGATATATTAGCAAAGAGATTTGGTATACCTATGGAGGGGTATACCTATTTCTTTACTTATGAAGAAACATTACCACACAGAAGAAAAGATTTCTGGAAAATGTCATGTGCTCTTGGTGGGGATATGTCTCAGGGAGATGACTTCTGTGCGTTTACATTTCTATTTCCACTACAGGATGGTTCTTTCGGCGTTAAGACAAGAAGTTATATTACATCTCTAACTCTTCATAAACTTCCTGGCGCTATGCGTCAGAAATATGAAGAATTTATGCGAGAAAATAGTCTTGTTGTTATGGAGGGGACGGTCCTCGATATGATGGAAGTATATGAGGATTTGGATAAGTTTATCCAGGATTCCGAATACGAAGTCATGTGTTTTGGATTTGACCCGTACAATGCAAAAGAGTTTGTTGAGAGATGGCAAGCTGAGAATGGACCGTTTGGCATTGAGAAAGTTCCTCAGGGAGCCAAGACTGAGACGGTTCCTCTTGGTGAATTGAAGATATTGGCTGAAGAAAGGATGCTTTTATTCGATCAGCAACTTATGTCATTTGCAATGGGAAACTGTATAACTCTCGAAGACACTAATGGGAATAGAAAATTATATAAGAAAAGACACGAAGCAAAGATAGATAACGTATCGGCTATGATGGACGCTTACGTTGCATATAAGGCTAATAAGGAAGCTTTTGAATAAAATCAAAATGAGTAAATATCATGCAAACGAATTGCTGAATAATCGAAAAAATGATATTCAGCATTGGAAATATGTAAAGAAGATACCGGTTGGAAAAGGCTATCGGTATTTTTATTCTTGGGATGAATATAAAGCTTATTTGGCTGATCCTACTGCAGAACTTAAAAAGGTTGGAAATGCGGCTAAGTCGGAAATCAAGAAAGCCGGTAAGAAATCTTATACGGAAGTTAAGAGTCAAGGTAAAAAAGTTGTTGAAAAAGCTAGTTTAAAAAAGAATGGTTCAAATATAACTATAAGTTCTGTTAAAGCAAAAAATAATTCTAGAGATACTGGTTTTAGAGATAGAATAAATAATTTAGCTAAAAAAGCCAGTGAAAAATGGAATAAAAACAAAAACGCAGCTAAAAAAAGTATAGAAAAAGGAAAACAAAAAATAGATAAAATTTTACATCCTATTCAGACTATAAAAGAAAAAATAGAAAAAAGAAAAGCTGAAAAAGAACGTAAACGTCTTGAGGAAATACGAAAAAATAAAGCAACAAAAGATAAATTAGCTAAAAAGTATAAGTATTTGTTAAAGAAGACTATAAATGGAAGAACTGTTTATTTCTATTCGCAGGAAGAAATAGATGCTTGGGAAAAGAAGCAGAATTATATAGCGAATGAGCCTAAGTTTATGAATGATGTTAAGAAGTCAGAAGTCCCATACACTTCTGAAGAAGATGCAATATTAGTAAATCCTAGATTTAATGATCCTTGGGACGATGATTATCAGGTAAATTGTGCTGAATGCACAGCTATATATGAACTTAGAAGACGTGGATACGATGTAGAATCGAATGGTATGTCTGGCAATGATTGGGAAGGTCAAATAAAATATAATACAGATAAAAGATATGATTTGTTTTATAAAAATGCGCAAATTGACCGTTTACCAGTTACGAAAAGCGACAGTGAAACAGTTAAAGAATTGGAGAAAGAGTTTTCAAAAATGCCTCCAGGAAGCAGAGGCGATATATCTTTTAAGTGGGCAGGATATAATGCTGCACATTCCATAGCGTGGGAAGTTGATTCTAAGGGTGAAGTACATTTTGTAGATGCACAACCTTCAGGTCAAGGAAATAAAGTTGAATATGATTTTAAGACTTTAGCTAAAGCCATGGATACGACAACCACTTATAGAAGAAAAGATTTCGGTTCTTCCGACGGTAAGGGTTTATTTAAAGGCCGTGAAAAGGTTTCATCTGTTCGTATAGTAAGAACAGATAATTTACAGTTAAAACCAGAGATAAAGGACATTTGTCAAGATTCTGGAACTATAAAAAGAAAACCCGAAACAAAACAAGGTAAAAAATATATTAATCAATATTCAAAAGATACTAATGCTACTATGACTGAAAAAGAAATAGTTACGAAATATCCTAATTTATATGAGCCAAAACAAATAAAAGCGTATAATCGAGATTATGATAAATGGGTTGAAGATGAGTTAAAGAAAGGTCATAGTGTTGTAACATACGAAAGACGTTATTAATAAAAGGAGCGTAAAAAATGACAAAAGAAGAAGCTATAAATAAAGTTTTAAAAATAAGGCCGGGGGCTAAGGTTTTGTCGGTTGACGAATTAAAAAAATGTTTCGTTGTTTCTGTTATACCAAAAAATTTCGATGAGAATTCTGACGATTTATATATTGGAGGAGCTGTTAGAGTCGATAAGAAAACTGGAAATCTTAGCCAATTCAATCCACTCATAGAAGAATCTAGGTAAATCAAAATGGATGACTTTTTAAAGCATTACAACCATAATCATGATGCTCTTGGGAGATTTTCTAAATTCGGAGGAGCTAGAAATAGAACTGCTAAACGTGGTTTAAATAAATTATATAAATTGGATAAGAAAGCCAATGAGCATTGGGCGAAACAAAATCGTCATTATTATATTTTGGAATCAGAAAGAAGAACATACCACAGTTTAGCTGGTAAATTTGATAGTAAAAGGGCTAGTAGATATGCTAAACGGCTTCAAAACAGAATTGGTGATGAACCAATAGATAATTTAAAATCGAAACAATTATATGCAGGAAGAAAATATTGTATGAGGTTTGTTAGATAAAATGTATATAGAATATTATGCGAGTGATGGTTCTATTAGAACTCTTGGTGATAACGAATTAGCACATTATAACCACAATCATGATGCTTTGGGTAGATTTGCTAGATCTTCTGGCGCTAGATCATATCGAAGACAAATAAAACAGCATACAAAACAATACGTCAAAGAGTATGCTGGTCGTATGCGTTCTCATTATAAAGCGCAAAAAGCTTTTGATAAAATGAATACATATAATGAGAAAATACGAAAAAAGCATGCCGATACAAAGGAAAATGTAACATTACCAAACGGTAAAAAAGGTGTTTCTTATGCTGTTACAGATAGGGAACATAAAAAAATAATGAAATTGGCCAACGATGTTGGTAAATATAATACTAGAACCGCTGGGTATAAATGGGCTCAAAAAAATGAGAAAAAAGCAATAAATCAATTAGTTAAATCGGCAAAAAAAGAAGGTTATGATGTGTCTTCCCGTAAAGCAACAAGAAGCGCACAAAGAGGAAGAGATTTTGTTAATACGCTTATGGCGTCAAGTGTTGTTGGTGGATATCCAGCAGTTCTTGCAAAAAATAAACGTCAATATACAAAATACGGTCAATATTATAATGGAGAAACACCATCTAGAATATATGTAGATTATTATAAAATAAAAGATAAGACAAAAAGGTAAAAACATGTATGTAAAATATCAAGGCAGTGACGGTTCGATACATTCTTTAGGGGATAATGAATTAGTGCATTACAATCACAATCATGATAGACTTGGAAGATTTTCTAGAGGAAGCTGGTCTTCTTTTAATCAAAGAGCTAAATCTATAAGTTCTAAAATAAATAAGATAGATGCTAAAACTGGAAAACTTCAAAGAAAATCGGCTAAGTATAAAGTTAAAGCTGCAAAGAAAAATTTAAAAGCTTCAAAAATAGCCGCTAAAGGTGGCGGAATAATAACCAGTCATACTTCTATTGGAGAAGGTTATGCGATGAAAGCCGCACGATATAGCGCTAGAGGGGCTAAATTTACTAAGAAAGCTGCAGTTATCGATGAGAAAATATCTAAATTGGATAATAAAAGAATTAAACTAGGACAAGAACGAGTAAAACTTCTTGAGCAGCAATATCCAGACGTATTTGAACCTGGTTGGAGAGATAAATATAAAAATTTAGGACCAGACGTTTACAATGTAACGGCCTATAAAAAAGGAAATGATTATACCGTTATTTCAAATTCAAGAAAAAAGAAATAATCCCTGGAGGTAACTAATGCCTACAATAACAAATCGTATTAAAAGTGCTTGGAACGCATTCACATCGAGAGATCCAACAGAAGAATATAATTTATCTTTCGGATCAGCGTCATCTTATAAACCAGATCGTATTAGATTACATCGAGGTAATGAAAGATCTATCGTTACTTCGGTGTATAACAGAATAGCTATTGACTGTGCAGCAATTGATATTCGTCATATCAAAATGGATGAAAATAATCGTTATAAAGAAGATATGAATTCATCTCTAAATGACATATTAACGGTTGAAGCTAATATAGATCAGACTGGTAGATCTTTTATACAAGATGCTGTAATGTCAATGCTTGATGAAGGTCATGTTGCATTGGTAATAACAAAAGCAAATGTAGATCCGAGTAGTACGGAAGCCTACGAAATAGGTGCGTTACGAACTGGTAAAGTAACACAATGGTTCCCTAATGCTGTAAAAGTAGATTTATATAATGAAGACATAGGGAGACACCAGGAAGTAATACTTCCAAAGAAAAACGTAGCTATAATAGAGAATCCACTTTACGCTGTAATGAATGAGCCAAACTCTACATTGCAGCGTTTAATACGTAAGCTGAATTTGCTCGATGTTATTGATGAACAGAGTGGATCGGGGAAGTTAGATTTGATTATTCAACTTCCTTATGTCATCAAGACGGAATCTCGTAGAAAACAAGCAGAGAATCGTCGAAAAGACATCGAAATGCAGTTAGCCGGTTCTAAATATGGAATCGCATATACAGATGGAACTGAACGAATTACGCAATTGAATCGTCCAGCTGAAAATAATCTATTGAAAACTATTGAGTATCTAACGAGTATGCTATACGGCCAGTTAGGAATGACTGAAGAAATTTTCAAAGGAACAGCAGACGAGAAAACAATGCTTAACTATTACAATCGTACTATTGAGCCTATACTCAGTGCGATTGTTTTAGAAATGAGAAGAAAGTTCTTATCTAAAACTGCACGAACTCAGCGACAATCGATAATGTTCTTTAGAGATCCGTTCAAGCTTGTGCCTGTTCAGGAACTCGCGGACATATCAGATAAACTTACTCGAAATGAGATTGCATCGCCTAATGAGGTAAGATCTATAATTGGTTGGAAACCGGCTACAGATCCTAATGCTGATGAGTTACGTAATCGTAATATTAGTCAGAGTAAAGAAGAAACACAAGAGAAAACCGAAGAAGGCGAAAGTAATGTCAATGAGTTTATAAACAATTTATAGTTTTATGAGAGGAAATCAAAATGGTAGAAAATTATGATTTTAGTGGCTGGGCTACTAAAAACAATATTAGATGCACTGATGGAAGAACAATTCGTCAGGATGCATTTAAGGACAATGATGGCCAGATAGTACCTCTTGTGTGGGGTCATGTTCATGACGATCCTACTAACGTTCTTGGGCATGCTCTTTTAGTTAACAAACCTGAAGGAGTTCGTGCTTATGGTAAATTTAATGATACCGAAAAAGCACAACATGCTAAATCCGCCGTTATGAACAGAGATGTAACAAGTCTTTCGATTTATGCTAATAAACTTAAGCAGAAAGGCGGAGACGTTCTTCATGGCGATATTAAAGAAGTGAGTCTTGTTTTAGCTGGCGCAAATATTGGAGCTTTTATTGATGTTCCTTATATTGAGCACGGTGAAGATGAAGACCCATTTGAAGCTGTTATTTATAGTGGTGAAGAAATTGAACTAGTTCATTCCGAAGAAGCTTCTGAAAATATAGAAGAACCAGAAGAATCGGATGAATTAGAACATGCTGATCCAGAAAAAAAAGAGGAAAAAGAAGATATGGCTGAAGAAAAGACAATTAAAGATGTTATCGAATCTATGACCGATGAACAGAAAGAAGTTCTCTACTATATGGTAGGGGAAGCTCTCGATGATAATGGCGAAGACGAAGATAACGCAGAAGTTGAACACTCTGAAGAAGGAGAAAACGAAGAAATGGCATACAATGTATTTGATGAAGAATCAAGAAAGAATAATGTACTGAGTCACGACGATATGATGGATATCGTTTCATTAGCTAAGACTCCTCAGGTTGGAACGTTCCAGACAGCTCTGGATATTTTCGCTGAGGAAAGAGGTATGAATCTGCAGCACGACGCTATAAGTTCTGGTTTTATCCAGACACCTACTCAGACTGGCGATCTGACTGTTGACGCTTTGTTCCCGGAATATAAGGATGTTAGACCGGGTGCCCCTGAACTCATTACTAATGATCAGGGATGGATTTCTGTAGTTCTGGCAAAGGTTCATAAGAGTCCTATTAGCAGAATTAGAACTGGACAGGTTGATATTAGAAATATTGAAGGGTCAATGGATTCTCTTAGAGCTAGAGGATATAAGAAGGGTAAGCAGAAGGCACAGACTGGAAACTTCAAGCTGGTAAGAAGAACTACAGATCCTCAGACTATTTATGTAAAGAGCGCTCTGCATAGAGATGACATCATTGATATCACTGATTTCGATTATGTTCAGTATCTCTACAACATTGATAGAATGCAGCTGAATGAAGAACTGGCAACAGCGATTCTGTTTGGTGATGGAAGAGACGATTCATCTGCAGATAAGATTTTCCCAGAACATATTAGACCGATCTGGACAGATGATGATCTGTATACAATTCACTATGATATTGACATCGCAGCTGCTAGGGCTGAACTTCAGGGAACTGATACTTCCCACTATTTCGGTGACAATTTCGTAAGAGCCGAAGCAATGATTAATGCTTGTCTGTATTCAAGAGAGCAGTATAAGGGTTCTGGCACTCCAGACATGTTCATTCATCCACACGAATTGAATGTAATGCTCCTGGCTAGAGATAGGAATGGTAGAAGAATTTACAGCTCAAAGGCTGAACTTGCTTCCGCATTCAACGTAGGAAACGTTTATACTGTTGAGCAGATGCTGAATAAGACTAGAACGGCTGGCGAAGGAGCCTCAGCTAAGACTAAGAAGCTGCTTGCTCTGATTGGTAATCTGAATGACTATTCACTGGGCGCAACTAAGGGCGGTGAGATCACTCACTTCACTCAGTTCGATATTGACTTCAACCAGCAGAAGTCATTGCTTGAAACTAGATGTTCGGGAGCTCTGACTAGAGTTTGGTCCGCAATTGCTATTGAGGAAGATGTAACTGCCAGTGGCGCAACCGGAGCAACCGGTGCAACAGGAGAATAAAATCAAAATGAAGGGATTTTTGTAAAATGGCAAAGTGGTACGGAAAAGTAGGTTATATTACAACTGAAGAAACTTCGCCAGGCGTATGGACTGACGAATATATAGAACGAGAATATTTTGGAGATTTAAATAGAAATCATAAGAGATTTGAGAATTCTCAAACTTTGAATGACAATATTACTCTTCAGAATGAGATAAGTATAGTTTGTGATCCATACGCTTTACAAAATTTCCAATATATAAGGTATGTCGAAATCATGGACTCTTTTTGGAGAGTTACAGCTGTAGACGTCCAGTATCCTCGGCTTATTCTTAGTGTTGGGGGAGTTTACAGCGGGCAAACTAGCTCTAATTCTTAGTTGGAGGTAAATATAATGGGCAGCAGACTAAATCTGCAATCCGAGTTGGAAGAAATAATTGGTAGTAAAAATGTATATTTTCAACCTCCAGAATCTAAGAGGATTGAATACGATGCTATAGTATATAACCGAAAAGATATCTGGAATCGGCATGCAGATAATAATAACTACACGCTTATTGATTGTTATGAGTTAACATTGATTTATCGAGATCCCGATAGTGAGTTAACCCATGACGTTCTTGAGCATTTTCAATATTCAAATTTTAATAGACATTTTACGTCTGATAATTTAAATCATGATGTGATAACAATATATTATTAATTGGAGGAATAATAATGTCAAAAATTGTATGGGACGAAACCGGAAAGCGTTTATATGAAACTGGTGTCGAGAAAGGCGTACTCTATCCTGTAGGGGCTGATGGCACATATCCTCTTGGTGTTCCTTGGAATGGTCTTGTAAATGTAAATGAGACTCCTTCAGGTGCAGAATCGAATGCTCAGTATGCTGATGATATTAAATATCTGAATCTGATTTCTGCAGAAGAATTTGGGGCTACTATTGAAGCTTTTACATATCCTAAGGAATTTGCCGAATGCGACGGATCTGCTGAAATTGGTGATGGCGTTTATATTGGCCAGCAGGGAAGAAAAGTGTTTGGATTCTCTTATCAGACAAAAGTTGGTAATGATACAGAAGGTACAGATTATGGATATAAGATCCATATTGTTTACGGATGTCAGGCATCACCTTCTGAAAAATCTTATGGAACAATCAATGATTCTCCTGAAGCTATTACTTTCTCATGGGAAGTTAATACTACTCCAGTAAATGTTACTGGCCATAAACCTACGGCTAATATCATTATAGATTCAACCTACTTCACAACACCAGAAGCTAAAGCCAAACTGACGGCTCTTGAAAATAAACTTTATGGTACTGAACAGGCAGAACCAAAGCTTCCTCTTCCAGATGAAGTGTTCTCGACACTTGGCTTTGGACCTAGTGGAGCTACTGGCGCAACTGGTTCAACAAACTAACAATATTGTGAGGATGGCCTGATTACCAGGCCTCCTCTTTTTATCCAAGAAAGGAGCAAAAAATGCTTAAAAAAACAATTACTTACACCGATTATAACGGTGTTGAAAGAACTGAAGACTTCTATTTTAATCTTACGAAAGCAGAAATTCTTGAAATGGAACTTTCCACTGAGGGCGGATTACAGCAAATGATTGAAAAGATTGTTGCAGCTCAGGATATGCCAGCTCTTAGTAAATATTTTAAGCAAATAATTCTTATGTCATATGGTGAAAAATCACCAGACGGAAAGAGATTTATTAAGAATGACAAACTTAAAGAAGAATTTTCTCAGACAGAAGCATTCTCTCAGTTGTATGTGGATTTAGCAACTGATGATAAAATCGCAGCCGATTTTGTTAATGGTATAATCCCTCATGATTTAGCTGAAGAGAGTTCCAAAGATCTTTCCGTAGTAGAAACAGAATAATGTTAACTATATTAGTTCCTGAAACAGAGCTATATGATGAACGAAAGAATGAATTTATTCAAATAAAAGAACAGACTTTGGTTTTGGAGCATTCTCTTGTTTCGATTGCCAAATGGGAATCAAAATGGAAGAAATCTTATTTGTCAACAAAAAATAAAACATACGACGAGACTATTGATTATATAAAGTGCATGACAATAACGAAGAATGTTAATCCGCTTATATATAAATCTATAAATCGAGATGCTTTAGAATCAATTAATAAGTATGTTAATGATCCGATGACTGCTACTTATTTTTCAGAAATAGATGATCGTCATTCCAGGTCAAGTATTATTACTGCTGAAATAGTGTATTATTGGATGATTTCATTAAATATTCCTATGGAATGTCAAAAGTGGCATTTTAATAGACTTATAGCTTTGATTAAAGTTTGTAACATTAAAAATAATCCTGGAAAAAAAATGTCTAGGAGAGAGATATTAACCAGAAATCAAGCTTTAAATGAGGAACGTAAAAGAAAATATAATACAAGAGGTTAATATATGCTCAAGGTAACAGTTAAGGGTGATTTTACAAATACAAGTCGTTATCTTGAAAAAATGAATCATAAGGAATTTCTTTCTAAAGTAATGACATATGCTGAGATGGGCACGGATGCATTAGAAAAGTATACTCCACGAGATACTGGGTTTACTGCCCAATCTTGGTATAGCGAAATAGAAGAAACAAATGATAGTCTTACGATTCGTTGGAAAAATTCACATGTTAATAAAGGGGTTCCGATTGCAATAATATTGCAGCAAGGACATGGAACTGGAACTGGTGGATATGTTCAGGGTAGAGATTATATTAATCCTGCATTACAACCAGTATTTGATAATATAATACAGCTTATTCAGAAGGAGGTTAAATCGTAATGGCTAATGTGTTAGACGATAATGTTGTCATCTTACGGTTTGACAACTCTGATTTTGAGAAAAATACAAAACAGAGTATGGATACTCTGGATAAGCTTAAAAATTCTGTAGATAAAACAAATGGAGAATCGCTTGGTGGTTTAGGAAAAGCTGCTAATTCGATCAACCTTAGTGGATTAGGTAAAGCTATAGATACGATTAATAGCCGATTTAGTAATATGGGAATCGTTGGCATGGCTGCGATTAACAAATTAACATCGGCAGCTATGTCTTCAGTAAGTAATATAGTAACCGCTGTCCCAAGACAGATGATCCAAGGTGGTTGGAAAAGAGCTCTTAACATCGAGCAAGCAACTTATTTGATGAAGGGTCTTGGAGTAGAATTTCAAGGAACCTTCGATAAATATACTGGAGCTTTTGAGGGTGTTAAAGGTGCTGTTCTAGCATCTGTAAATGATACCCGATATGGTTTGGATGAAGCTGCAAAAGCGGCTGCCACATTAATAGCGTCCGGAATCAAGGACACAAATGAATTGGCTGATAGATTAAAAGCCATTTCTGGTGTAGCCGCAGTAACAAGTTCTGAATATAACGAAATAGCATACATATTCACTAAAGTCGCCGGTCAGGGGAGAATGATGGGTGATGAACTCAATCAGCTTTCCAATAAAGGTTTCAATGCGGCTGTTGAAATAGCTAATTATCTCAATAAAAATGCGAAAGTAAAAAATCAAGCTCTCGATAATGCTATAGCTCTTGGTAGACAATCCAAGAAAATGGAAGAAATAAAAGAGCATGCGACGGTTACTGAAGCCGATGTAAGAGAAATGGTCGGAGCTGGTGCTATCAGCTTTGATATAATGTCAGATTCAATGCTCCATTTCTTCGACACTGCTGCTGGTGCTAATGAGACATTTGAAGGTTCGTTAGCGAATGTTAAAGCCGCATTCAGTAGAATGGGGGCTCAAGTAGAAGCTACGAAGCTTCAGAATTTAACAAAAATATTCAATTATTTGTTACCAGTATTGAAACGTTTTGAAGATTTTATAGAACCATTCACCTCAAAAATAAACGATTTTTCTACGAGAGTGTCTGATTTTATTGGTGAAGGCATAATTAATCCTATCGGTAGAGCAATTGGCATGAAACCTGAAGATTTATTTCATGGTTTTAAAACGGCAGTTGAAGATACCGCAAAAGGCGTTTCAAGTTCTAATAAAAAAGTACAAGAAAGTTCTAAAAAGACTGGTAAAGAAATACTAGCTTTAAATAAAGAGTATCAAGCAGCAAGAGATATATGGTATAAAGGGACTTATGGTAATGGGCAGAATCGTAAGAACGCTCTTGAGAAATTAGGAATTAGCTATAAAGGTACTCAAGCTATAATCAATCAGTTTTACAGAGATGGTTTTAAGTGGGATAAAATAGAAAAACAGCTTATAAAAGATTATAAAGATAAATCTAAAGCTACTAAAGATTCCGCTGATGCGACTAAAAAAGCTGGAGAAGAGACAGAAGAACAAACTAAAAAGTATCCAGTAATGGTAGCATTAATAAAAAGTTTTATTAATGTTTTAGCGTCTGGAAAACTTGTATTAGAAGGCGTAAAAAATATACTAGTTGTTGTTGGAACCGCTTTTAAAAAGCTCATTACTCCAGGAATAAAAGCTGGAGCTAATGGTTTTGCCACGTTTTCAGAAAAAATATTATCTGCTGCAAAACGTTTTAAAGAATTTTCAGAATCTTTTAGAAAAGATTTTAGTTCTGGTGCGTGGAAAGAAAAACATGCCGGATTAGCTAAATTTGTAGATATTCTTAGTTCTGGCTTCAATGCCGCTAAAAAACTTACGGTTGATTTTATAAGTGTAATAAAAGAATTCTTCTCACAATTTTCTGATTCAGAAGGTTTTGTTTTACTTAAAGACCAATTAAAAGATTTAATTGATGTTGTTGGCGATCTTGCTGGTGGAGCATTAGATAAAGTAACTGACCAATTAGGAAAACTATCCAATATTGGATCTTCGTCTAATATGACAAAAGTTGTTGGGTTCTTTTCTAATCTCGCTGGTGGTCTTGCTAATATGATATCGTCTATCAGACGTGGCGAAAATCCTCTTAAAAGTTTCACAGGTATATTCGGGAAAGTTAAGGATGCGTTATCTTTTAAATCTTTAAGTTCTCGAGGTATTGACGCCGGAGTAAATGCCATATCAGCTAAAAATGGTTCGGTAGCTATGTTGATAAATGCTACTGAAAGCATTAAGAAAGCTAAAATACCACAAACATTTAATAAAGTTTCAGAATCCATTTTCAATTTCTTTGACGGATTATCTGGTAAAGTAAAAGGTTTAAATGTTAAAGGAACTTTAAATAAGGTTTTAGAGGCTTTTAAAAATGCTGATTGGGAAAGTATTTCTAAGATAGCATTTAGAATTGGATCATTAGCAGCCATGTTTAAGACTGTTCGTGATATGGGGCGAATTGTCGATGCTGCTGTTGGAACTTTAGGTTCTATTTCTGGATTCTTCGGTTCCCTTAGTAATGTTGCAAATACTTATGCCGCATCTATAAAAGCCAGAAATTTTGAAATGATAGCCATAAGTGTTGCCATTCTTATCGGTTCAATTGTGGCTTTAGCGGCAGTTCCAACGGATAGATTAATACCGGCCATGAGTGGTGTGATAATTCTTGTCGGTATGCTTGTTGGGGTTATGGCTCTGATGACAAGCAGTAAATTTGATACGGCTAAAGTTACTGCTGTTGGTATGTCGTTCGCGGCTATGGGAAGTTCTTTGCTTCTTCTTGCTATGGCATGCAAATTACTTGCGGGTATAGATGGCGAAGGTTTGTTTAAGGCTGGAGCAGCTATAACTATATTCATGGGAATGTTTGTCCTAGCAGCAAGAATGAAGGGCGAAATAATGAAATCCGGAGCTGCTTTCTTAGCCATGGCTGGGGCGGTTAATTTATTAGTCTTTGCTGTTGGAGCATTTGCTATTATGCCATGGGGCGCTATATTAAAAGGTGCCACTGCTATTGGCCTTATAATAACCGAATTGGTTATTGCCGCTCGTATTGCTGGAGCTTCACACCCTGGCGGATTACTTGCCATGGCTGCCGCATTAGATTTATTGATACCAGCGATAATAGTATTTTCAATAATGCCTGCCGAACAGGCTTTAAGAGGCGCGGTTATAGCATGTTCTATCATAGCTATGATAGGATTGGCTTCTAGGACTGCTGGAGATTCAGTTGGTAATCTTATGTCGCTTATAGGAATGACTACCATGGTTGTTTCATTATCCGCGGCATTAGTCGTTCTTTCTATGGTTGATGGGAAGAGATTAATACTAGCTGCAACCTCATTAACAGCAACCATGGTCGCATTAGCAATGGCTGCAAAAATGGCTAACGAATCAAAAGTTGGATTGTTAGCTTTATCGTTGGCAATCGGTATGATTTCGGCATCAATAATTGCTTTAATTAAAATAGATGCCAAAACTGCTATATCGGTTGCAAATAGTTTAACATTGTTAGCTGCCGGTTTAGGTATAGCATTTGCTGTTTTCGGAACTCTTGGGGCTGAAAAATCTTTATCCGGTCTTGGCGGATTGGCTATTGCTATAGGTGGAATAACAGCTATTATTATGGCTCTTGGGGCAATAAGACAGATACCTGGAGCTGAATGGCTGATAAAAGAAGGAAGAAAGTTCGCCGAACAACTTGGAGGCGCAATTGGCGGTTTTGTTGGTAGTATAGTCGGTGGATTTGCCGCTGGAGCTACATCTGGTCTTGGAACCATGGCTAATAATTTGGCTGAGTTCTCAGATAATATACAGCCATTTATTGATATGGCCAGCAAAATATCACCTGAGTCCGCTAAAGGTGTGAAAAATTTATCTTCTGCTATAGTTGAATTGGCTAAAGCGGAATTTGTTGATAGTCTTTCATCATTCTCAGGATTTGGTGATATGGCATCTAAGATGTCTGAACTTGGCGAAGGGTTTGTTGAATTCTCTAAAACGGTTGATAAAATTCCAGAAGATACTGCAGATAAGGCGGCTAAGATAGCTAAAATAATTAATGTTTTATCTAAGTCATTTGGAAATATTCCTAAAACTGGAGGATTAAAACAAGATTTTACTGGAACTATCGATATAGATGGATTTGTTTCAGGTTTATTAAGCGTTGCCAAAGCATTAGGCGAAAACGGCATGGCGAAAGGTTTGTCTGATTTAGACATTCCGGATGATTTATTAGGCGACGATGGTAAAATAACTAAAATAGTAGCCGTTATGGACGCCATAAATAAGGCTTCAAATAAAATACCTAAATCTGGAGGTGTCCAGCAAGCGTTTACTGGTAATACAACTTTAGATGAATTTGCAGATCAACTTTCGACTTTTGCAACAAAAATACCAGATATAGTTACTAATTTATCCGGTGTGGTTATACCTTCCGAATTAATTGGAGAAGGCGGAACGATTGATAAAATATGCCAAATTATGGGGCAGTTGTCTACATCTGCGGCAGAAATACCTCCTTCCATGGGTATAAAGCAAATCGTAACCGGCAATACAACTATATCCGAATTTGCTTTAATGTTGGCTGCTGCAGTTCCTGGTTTGTCACATTTTATAGCCGCAGCACAATCTATAAATCTAGATGACGAGTCAATAGGAAAAGTTAAAAATGTTGCTAAAGCTGTAAAAGCCATGGCTTTAGCTTCTCAGGAACTTCCAGAGACTGGCGGATTCAAGCAGGTATTATTTGGCGGTCAGGAAGTAAATACTTTTGCTAAACAACTTGCCGCTGCTATTCCTGGATTACAAACGTTTATTTCAGGAGTTAGCAATGTGCAAATGGATAAAAGTGTATTGGCTAAAATACCAACAATTACCGAGACAATATCCGCTATGGCTCAAGTTGCCAAGACTCTTCCTAAATCTGGAGGCGTATGGCAAAAGCTTGCTGGCCAAAAAGATATTGGAAACTTCGGTAAACAGCTTGGAAAATTAGTTGAATCTTTAGGAAATGATAAGATAGCCAGCGCAAAGGTTAATTCTGGTGCTATAAAGTCAGTAGCAGAAGCAATGAACGCCATTACTCCTGCTGTTCAGTCGTTTAAAGACGCTATGCCAATTCCTACGGGAGCCAATTTAGCTAAATTGGGATCAAATGCTGTTTCATTTGTTGAATCATTAGGAAGTGTTAGTACTAAAGGTATTACTTCTAAAGCGTCTGCAATATCTACAGCATCTAAGAAATTAGCTGAAAGTGCTTCAAAGGGCGTGTCTTCTTCGGCTAAAAATGCTAATTTATCTTCCTCTGGAAGTTCAATAGCTAATAGTTTTCTTAGTGGTTTAAAAGCAAAACTTAGTTCTGCGGCGTCTACTGGTAGAAGTTTAGCAAATAAAGTTAAATCAGGAACTAGTGGAGTTTCATTGTATGGCGCAGGTCAGACAACAGGTCAAGGTTTTGTTAAGGGTATTAATTCTAAGCAATCTGCCGCGTATAAAGCTGGTGCAGCTTTAGGATACAAAGCTAAAGCCGGTGCTAAAAACGCAATCGATTCAAGTTCACCATCAAAAGAATTTATAAAGCTTGGTAAATATTCCGGAGAAGGATTAGTCATTGGATTAAAATCTTATGAAGATAAAGTATATAAATCTGGTTATTCCATGGGCGCTAAATCTGTTGAAGGAAGTAACGATGGTATAGATAGTATTATAGCTGATATATCAGATCCTGTAATAAGACCTGTTATAGATTTGTCTGAATTCGATCATGGTATAAGTTCGATAGATAATGCATTTTCTAGAAATAGAGCTTTAGGTATCAATTCGTCATTCCAGACTAGTGATTATCAGACTAATAAGATGATGAATAATGTTATAGATGCTTTGAATAAAATGAGTGATAATTCAAATCCAACATCTAATAACATAACCGTTAATGTTGATGGTGCGGAAAACCCTGAAGAATTCGCCAATAGATTCTTGAGAGTATTTGATTTAGAAATGAGGACTGGATAAATGCCAAAAAAACAAACCGGTTTGAGTATCAGTAGAACTAGATACTCTTTTACTTGTAGCTGGAAAAAAGGGCAAAAATACAGTGCTCAATATTTCCAGAAAGCTATAAATTCGAAAGATAATTTTACAAAAAAATGGGGAGATAATATAGGAAAAAATGCTACTTCTAAGAAAATAGAATACACTCCAAGCGATTATTATCCTATTACTGATAAGAAAATAACCGCGGTTTATTTTCGAGTTAAAGGAAAAAAAGGCAAAAAATATTCAACGCCTGTATCAAAAGGAATGACGATATCTCCCCCAGCAAAACCTAAAGTTACAGTTGCACAATCTTCAGCTTATTCTAATACTTTTACCATTGACGCTGATCAACATGTTAATGACAGAGAATATTGGGGTACATATATAGAATATCAGACCGCATTAGCTCTAGACAAGGAATACGAAAAACATGATGATGTTGATGGTTGGACCGATATTTCTGATGGCAGAGTATATATGTGGAATGGGATCACACAACAAGACGTTACTAATACGACATATACTGTGACCGAATCTGCAGAAAATATATCGCAAATAGAAGAAATAGTATCAAACAATAAATCTGCCGTTCGATGGTTTAGAGCCAGAATATCTGGTCCTGCCGGATCTTCTGATTTTGTTCCATATACTATTTCGTATTCTGCGCCTAAATCTGCCGAAGTTACAAACGCGACGGTTTTAGATAATAATAGAGCCGGAGTTAATTGTACTGTTAGTTGGAAATATTGGAATTCAATAAATTATCCTATAGATTCTATAAAAATCCAATATACTTTTTCTAGCCCTATGGCAGATAAAACACCAGAAGATCCTAATCCATCAGATGCCGTCATTGGCGGTGATAATACGATAACTCCTGAAACAGCCCCATCTAAAGAAACCGCATATAATACGATGGTTAGTTTCGACATAGAAACCCAGCCACCATCAGATAAATTTGTTTATGTTAGAGTGAATACTGTTCATAATAATATAACAACTTATGGCACATGGTTCCTTTGTCAAGATACTAGTGGGGCTATACCTGGAGCTGATCGTGTATTAGCATCTCCAACATTAGAAAGTGTTACTCCTGGAACTGGTAACTTAATAAACGTTTCAGCATCCAACAATTCTAATGTTAGCGGCGTTTTCATGGTTATTAAATTCATAGGTAAAGAAGGAACCGATTCAACATTTGATATTGGGGTTATGGCTTCAACTGATGCTTCTAAATCTGTTGAGATACCATTAGATTATGTTGGTAGTTACAAAATAGGAGTTTATGCAGCTACTGGTTCTTATGGAACACCTAAGAGAATTGGCGGAGCCGGACAGGGCGAAGGATATAATATATATGATGAAATAAAAACCGATCTAAAATCCGACATGGTTACTTTAGGCGGAGACGTTCCCGCTCCTCCTGAAAAAGTATCTTTAGAAAACATCGGAGATGGTAACGTTAGAGTTACTTGGGATTGGAAATGGACTGAAGCCGATACCGCTGAAATTTCATGGTCAGATTATAGCGAAGCATTAATATCTACTGAGCCGCCGAATTCTTTCGAGGTTCCTAATTCACAAACAAATACATTAATAGTTAAGAATTTAGAATTAGGAAAAACGTGGTATTTCTGGGTTAGATTATCCAAAGGAGATACTGTAAGTATTTGGTCGGATGTTAGAGCTATTTCTCTTAGTTCTGAACCAAATACACCAGTATTAACTTTATCTAAAAATTATGTAACTATCGACGAGAAATTTACAGCTAATTGGACATATGTAACTGCTGATAATGCCGATCAAGCATCTGCTAAATTATGTTTGTGTGATGTCGATGGAACCGATATACGTTATGGAAAAACTATAGCTGAAATACCTGATAGTGAAGGAAATCCTACAAAGCAGTATGTTACTTTAGACCCTTCGGATCCTAGTTTAGGATGGTCTCAGGGAAGTAGTTATAATTTGGCGGTTAAGGTCACTTCATCATCTGGATTAGAATCTGAAAAATGGTCCGATTATAAAACTGTAACTGTTATAGAACCTA